CGCCCCGCTGCATCGCAGTGACTTATGTCTGTAGTGCATACATCATCGCGCGGCAGGTGTAGCATTGCATAGCTGCATCACTGCTAGGTGTGAGTGCGCGTGGTGTGAAGTAGAGGAGGTAGTCCCCCGCCAATTCCCAAACACTGCCACAGCCACAAGGCACGCGGACGGAATAGAAGCTCTGTCTCAAGCCCCTCGCATTGTTGAATTGCTATATGCAACAAACCAAACTCGTCGCTGTTGTGAGTACTTGAGTGTGTATAGTCTATACAACGTCGTCGTAGTCTATACAGTGTATAAATGAAAAAGAGCACCCGCCGTGGTAGTTATAACAACTACAACGACGAGTGCCCAGTTGGTAGCTTACTACAACACAACACAGCTAGTATAGCACATGTAGAACTACATGCAAGTCGTTGTAGTTGTGAGTAGTTGTGTATGTAAGTCTAGGTAGTTGGTAAGTCCACCAACCGGCCCTTCGGGCCGGACTATCACAGCCTATGGTGTTGTTTTCTATTGACAAATACCACATCTTGTGCTATGGCCGATGATAGACACAACCAGCTTCAACCACACGGAGTACTACTATGCCATCATGGGCAGGATTGTGGGACAACGTATTCGCGCAGCCATACGCTCTACTCAATGAGCCGTCAGCAGCCGCACGTGGTTTAGCACGCATCATGTTTCCCACTGCACAACGCGACGTAGGTGCTGCAATGGTAGCACTCGATGGTGTAGCTCCCGGTGCTAACGCTACAGCTACACAATCATATGTAACAGCGCGACAAGCTGATGGCTTGAACATGGGCGGTCAAGTGCCCATCTCGGCAACCACACTCATCAATCGCGCTACAACCGCTGCAGATGTTGTAGCACTCAATCGAATATATCAACCCACCTTCGCTCCTGCTATCTACCCTGTAGACAAGTCAGGTAATGGTGGTGGTGGTAAAGCAGGTACTATCAACTGACCAACAGCGATAGGAGTAACGATGATGGCTGCAGCAGTCAAAGAAGCTGAAGTGAAGAAGCCTACTAACCCTCCCCCACCGAAGGCTAAAGCAGGTGAACCGCCTGTTGAAGCTCCTGTAGACTACAAGCTCACTAACGGCGATGTAGTCATTCGCACCAAAGACGGTCTACACATTCCCAACGATCCTAACGACTTCGACCGCCGTGAGTACGAAGCGTGGGGCATGGCTGGTGGTGTAGCAGTGCCAGCAGACCCACCTCCTACTGCAGCACCTATTCCGCCGCCTGAAGCTGCTCCTAAAGCTGCTGGCGTCAACATCAATCCATTCGCCAAAGAGCATAAGGAACCGGAGCACAAGTAATGCCCGCAGCTATGCCACAGTCACAGTCACAACCGCAGACACAGTTATCGCCACAAGTACTGCAAGCCCTACAACAGCAACAAGGCGCTGGCGCTGTGGACATAGGCGACATGTTGCAGCAACTCATGGCAATGTCGCCTGAGGAAGTTGCTGCTACACTACAACAGATGGGCATTCAAGTATCTCCTGAACAAGTGCAGAGTGCTGCAGAGAATTGGGTAGATCAAGCTGCAGATGATGCCAGTGGCAACCCCGCGCAGCCGTCTACTCAAGCAGATGATGGTGGTGAAAGTCCCGAAGACCAGTCATCTCCCGATGATGCCCAATCACCGCCATCATCTGCACCTGCTGCTCCTGACGACGAAGCCGCTGAACCCACGCCAGATGATGAAGAAGCTGAGGGCGAAAGTGAACAAGTACCTGCAGGAGCTAGCCCACAACAACAAGGAGCAACAGCGATGCCTCGCGGTGGTATGCCTAGCGGTGCTGGCGGTAGTATGGATGATCTCATTAGTGCAGCAATGATGCAACAGGCTGCAGGTGATCCTAATGCTGATGTACCAACAGCACGTGGTATGCCTAGTGGCCCTGCACGCCCGATGCGCCCTTCGGCACCTAGTATACCTATGCGTGGTGGACCTACTGCCGATCCACGTATAGCTGCTGTCATCGCTAACGCCTATCGTGCTAACATGCCTACAGCACGTGGTGCACAGGGACCAACAGCAACGCCCACTGCACGTAGACGGCGGGTGTAATGAACAATGCCAGATTTACCACTTGCCAATGGCCTCGTCATCGACACGCGAACTGGTCAAGCGATTATTCCGTCTACATCGCCAGAGGCAGTTATACAACAACAGACAACGCGCACTAAACAACCTCCCGAAGCGGCTGTTGTTCGCGGTCGTGATCGCAATAACCGCTCTATACGGCGTGGCCTTGTTGATCTACCCGCTGATACTAAAGCTGTAACCACTACAGGTGTAGTGTGGTTATACTTTATACTCGGTATAAACGATGCAGAGATTGCAGACGCCACAGGCTTGAAGCTGTCACAGGTAGACATGATTAAAGGTCTACAACTGTTCCAGCAGCTAGATCACCTCATCAAAGACAACCTCGCTACACTCGAAGCTGACAACGTGCAGAAGCGCATTGAGCGCATGTCGTCCAAGGCTCTCGATGGCTTAGAGGACATTCTTGAAGACGAAGAAACTAAACCTGCCACGAAGGCGCGTGTGTACATGAACATGCTTGACCGTGGTGGCTTTAGTCCTAAACAAGTCATGGAACACCGTCACTCGCTTGAGGGCGGTTTGACAATTCGCCACATACGTGAGATAGCACAACCGAAGACAATGCCAACAATCGACGTAGATGCTAAAGACGTTACTCCACTAAGGGAGAAGAACAATGGCAATCGTACCGAATAAAGACGGCCAAGGTATCAAAGCCAATGGCTTCGTCGGTGTAGTTGATGTGAGTTACTGCATGCCTACTACTGCCGCAGCAGGTGTGCCTAGCGGTGCATCGTTGTTTGCAGGTCAGATACAGTTGAACACTACAACCTTTGAACTCTACCGTGCCTTGGAGAAGGGCACAACTACATGGGCTAAGCTCAACTGATGGCGCGTGTACGCACTGTACAAGTTGCTGAACGTCCTGAGTTGCTGTTGAAGGAGAACAGCTTGCAGGACAAGTTCTTGCATTCACGCGCCAAGGTGCAAATCTACGGCGGTGGCTTCGGCAATGGTAAGACTACTGCAGCCGTTATCAAGGCACTACAACTCGCTGACATGTACCCCGGTAGCACTGGTCTTATATCACGCTCAACCTATCCGAAACTAAACGACACTATTCGCAAAGAGTTCCTCAAGTGGTGTCCCCCCAAGTGGATAGTGTCGTTTAGCACAGGACAGAACGGTGACAACATCTGCCATCTCAAGAACGGCACCACTGTGTACTTCCGTTACATCGCACAGCAAGGGACAAAGACTGAGAGCAGTAGTTCTAACTTGCTGTCAGCAACATTCGATTGGGTCATTGTAGATCAAGTTGAAGACCCTGAAATCACGCACAAGGACTTCCTCGACTTGTTCGGTCGCTTGCGTGGTCGCGCTCGTTACATTGGTGAAGATGCTACGATGCCTGTCACTGGCCCACGTTGGATGATGTTGACATGCAATCCAACTGGTAATTGGGTCTACACCAAACTCGTGCGCCCACTGCAACAGTACAAAGCAACTGGCGTTGTGACTGACGACCTCATCTGCGCTCGTGACATAGACCGTAAGCCAGTACTCGGTGAAGATGGCAAGCCGCAGTTGTTAATAGAAGTTGTCGAAGGCAGCACCTACGAGTTACGCCATGTGCATGAAGCTGAAGGCGGTGACTTCATCCAAACCCTTGAAACGATGTATCAAGGGCAGCAACGTGATCGTTTCTTGCTCGGACGGTGGGTTGCGTATGAGGGTTTGGTGTACCCCCAATACGATACGTCTGTACATCTACTGCAGGAAGGCGACATACACGCTCTGTTGGATGCGTATGTAGAGACACACTACCATCCCACGTGGATAGAAGGCTACGACTATGGTCAAGCGCAGCCTAGTTGCTACGGTCTTGCGTTCGTTACACCTGAGCAGCATGTCATACTATGTGATGGCTTCTACCAAAAGGAAATGTCAATCGACCAACAAGTTAGTGCTATACGGCGTATACGTGCCGATTGGAGTGCTGAACTTGACGACATGCACAAGATCAACGCCGATCCATCCATCTTCGGACGTAGGACCGTTAACAAACGCACCGTGGGGAAGACGATAGCTGACATGTTCAAAGACGACGACATACGTATGCGTCGTGGAAACAACGATGTGGCGAATGGGATTATTAAGGTCGGAAGCTATCTTAATCTTAATCATCGCCTGCTTCATCCTATTCGCCGTGTGGCTGGCTCCCCGCGCTTGCTCGTTAACGCAAAGCTCGATTGGTGGACAGACGAGATTGCAGGATACTTCTGGCAGCAGTCTACTAGTGGCGAGCGTATAGACAAACCAACAGATCGCAACGATCATGCGATGGACATGACTAAGTACTTACTCAGTGAGATGCCAGATATAGGCAAGTACGCAATCCCTGCGAATGAGCGTGTACCTTCGTGGATGCTGTGGCAAGAGAAAGACCGCAGCGCTGAGAACCCAAGAGCACATCGCTATGGCTAATACAAAGTCAACTAAGCGTGAACTGTTCGACATGGCTGCAGAAGTACGTGGCGAGACAGAGAAAGCACTACGCTTGTACGATGGTAAGACAACTGCGTGGGTGCCAAAGTCGCAAGTTGAAGACAACAACGATGGCACATTCACAATGCCTATGTGGCTTGCTACTGACAAAGGGTTTGTCTAATGGCTGACGACTACGGCAATCCTCCGCCCGCGGAACCTGCTACCGACTACAACACCTATGAAGGTGTCACAGCCGATCCTAATGCTGTAGTAGATGACCAGCCTATGTATCGTGTCATAGGTGAAAGCAAGATACCTGTCTCTAAGCATCGTGGCCCGTTGTGGCGTTCGCGCTACGATCAGGGCAAGTCTGCAATGAGCAAGAACACAGATGCGTGGTCGGAGGCGTATAGGTACTACAGACATGACCATACCCGTACTAATGCTCCATCACGAACTGAGGAAGATAGTACAGCCGGTAAACCCCTCCAAGGTACGTTTGACAGCACTGAGAACTTGGTATTTGCGAACGTCAGCGCTCTCGTTCCTATGCTATTCACTAAAAACCCGGAGGCCGAGTTTACTAGTGAAGACAAAGCAGATGAACCACGCCAGCGCACACTTGAGAAGCTAGTCAACGTACTCGCCGCTAAGAAAACATCTCCCGGCCTCAACCTCAAACGCAAGGTCAAGCGCAACATCGTCAGCACTACACTCACCAATGTAGGCTGGTTCGAGTGTGGTTACACACTACGTGAGCAGAGCAGTGAGGCAGCACTAGAGGAAGTCAAGAAACTCAGTGCTGAGCTAGAGCAAGCCAAGTCGCAGAAGGACATTAAGGAGTGCGAAGGCAAGCTGCTAGCGTTGGAAGAAACCATTGACATGCTCACACCTAGTGGTCCGTGGGTGAAAGTACGCCGTCCAGACCAAGTAATAGTCGATCCAACAGCTACCGACTTAGACCTTAGTGGCACGTGTAATTGGGTCATGATTGAAGACTTGATGTACACATCACTACTGCGTGCTAAGTACGGACGCAAGAAGCCTAACAGCGATGAGTGGGAGAGCGTCTTTAGTCCTACCAACGTCATCAAAGCTGGTGTCAGTCCAGATCAAGGCGAACGTGGTCAGACAGACAACTTCCAGCTATTCAGCTACAGCACTAGCGAATATGCCAAGTACGGCTACAGCGACCAACGCAGCTTCCTCGCAGCACAGATGACAAAGGTGTGCTATGTATGGGATAAGGTCACAAGACGAGTTGAACTATACAACTGCAATGACTGGTGCTATCCTCTGTGGGTATGGGATGATCCTTATTCACTTGACCAGTTCTTTAGTGTGGTGCCAATGGAGTTCCACACTGATCCAATCACTATGTACGCGAAGGGCGAAGTTACCTACTATCTAGATCAACAGGATGACATAAACATCATCAACAATGAGTGGTCTAAAGTACGTCGCTTCGCTGCAGGTAAGGTAGCATATGACAAGAACGCACTCAAGAGCGCAGACGTACTCGAAAGTCTTATCTCTGGCACACTCGATAGTAATACAATCGGCTTGGATTTGCCAGAGGGCAAGAAGCTCGGTGATGTACTCGGCCCATTACTACCACCTAGTGCCGACGCCATCAAATTCTTTGACAAGAAGCCTGTTCTTGAGGCCATTGACCGCCTCTCCGGTGTCACCAGCGTCCAACGTGGTGTCGAGTACAAGACAAACACCACCAACAGAGCAATAGAGAGCTACGAGAGCCAAACACAGACACGCGCTGATGAGAAGATGGACGCTATTGAAGACAGCGTAGGCACAGTTCTGTGGCTAGTAGCACAAATGTGCCTGCAATTCATGGAAAAAGAGGAAGTTGCTACACTACTCGGTGATGAAATGGCGTCAACTTGGGAGAAGATGGATGCAAATTCAATTCGGACGACATTCACGCCTCGTGTTGTGGGTGGTAGCACTCTCAAACCTACTTCTAGGGCGAAAAAGGAGCAAGCACTGCAAATTTCGCAGATCATCGGTCAATTCACTCGTGCGACACCCATTGCAGCGGTAGTTGCTCTCAAGGTTCTAGCAACAGCATTCGATAATGCTGTCATAAGTCAGACAGATTGGGAGCTAATCTACAAAGGCATCATCAAAGAGACAAGTGGACCTGCTCCCGGTGAAGAACAAGCACAACAACAGGACGCGCAAGGTAAAGAGGCCATGATGCAACGTATGCACGAACGTGCTATGGCTGCACAAGGTGGACAACAAGGCGCTCCGCAAGGTGCTGGTGGTGGTCAAGGCGGCGGTGGCAGTCAAGGTGCTAGTGGACCACAGATTGACGACATTGCATCAATCGTACAGGAGGTAGCTCGCCTAATCGACGGTCTACCGCCTGAACTGAAACAACATCTCGGCGTACAACTCGCTCGTGGCCGTAGTGTTGCTGACATAGCATCGCAGTTGATACAACAAATGCAGCAAGGTGCTGCGGCTTAGTGCACAGCGTGTGCAGTATAGGAGGCTACAATGCCCAAAGAACAAGAAGACCTGATGGATGCTGTTGGCAACAGCTTTGGCATTCAAGATCAACAACCCGCTGTGCCTGAAGGTGACAGCAGTGGCAGCGATGAAGGACAACAACAGCAAGAGTTGCCGTTAGAGCAACAACAGGGAGAGAGTGATGGGCATAGACTTCCGCAGTCTGAGGGAGAGGGAGAAACTGGATCAGACGTACATAGAGGCAAGTCAAGAGGTGATGGAGAACAGCTATTCCCTGAAAAACCCAAGAAAGGGCCTAAAGGAGAACTTCTTGGTAAAGATGGGCAAGTGGTTGCAGCGACTAGGCGAGAGAAGCAACTTGCGTACAACCTCAACAGAGCACAGTACGCAGCTAACCAAGCATCTCGTCAACTCAGGCAGATGCAAACCCACTTCCAGCAGTACAAAGTGTTAGACGATGTAATGAAGCAGAACAACCTGTCGCCACAGATGGCACAGGAAGCGCTACAGCTACGTGCTATGGCTGAGAAAGACCCTATCATGGCAGTGCGCGACATAGTAGCGCGTGTGCTATCGACAGGCGTGACAATGGAGCAGTTGTTTGGTAATGACGCTGTTCCTAGCATCAATGCTCGTGTCATTACCAATGAACTTGACCGTAGACTAGGCCCGCTAGAGCGGCAAACGCAACAGCAACAGCGACAAGCACAAATTGCTGAAACTGCGCAAGTGCAGATGGAGGAATTTGTTGCTAGTCATCCCCATGCTGAGACACATGGTGTGGAAATCAGCAACTTAGTAGCACAACATGGCTTGACGCCAGAGCGTGCATACTTTGAGCTTCGCAGTTGGGTAGAACGCAGAGGCTTCGACTTTACAACACCACTCCGACCACAGATCGAGGCTGCTATGAAGCGCCAACGTGGCGGCAATGGTAGAAGTAGGTCAACTCCCGGCAGTATGCGTGGAGTAAGCGACGTTCCTACTCAAAGCACTACAAATTCGCGTGCAGACTTCAAGAGCAATGCACCGTGGCGTGACATTGCTGCAGCGGTCTTCACAGAACTCAACAACAAGTAGGACACAGACACAATGCCTGTACTCCAAAACGTACTTGCTACTACAATCGAGCGCTCGCGTAAGAAGCTCATTGTAGCAGCTATGCAGAGCAACGCGCTCATGGCGTGGTGCTTCGCACGTGACCGCATTGAGAATGAAAGCAGCGGTTACAACATCACTAATCCACTGTTGACCGGCAGAAATCCGACAGTGGGCAGCTATCAGTACTATGACAGCTTACCAGTGCAGCAAACTCAAGAGTTCATCAAACTTGAGTATCGCTGGTCACGTATAGCTGGCACAGTCATCATCTCTAACCAAGAGGAAGACGAGAACAAAGGTGAGCAAGCTGCAGTTAAGCTGCTTCAGGGCAAACTTGAGGCTCTTGAGCTTAGCATCAAAGAGAAGTTCTCAGGCTACCTCTACGGCTTGGGTGGCGGCAATGATCCTAATGGTCTTGCACTCCTTATACCTGACGATCCTACTACTGGCTCTCTTGCCGGTGTGGATCGTGCGTTGGAAGTGCAGTGGCGACCTTCGTCGTATGACTTTGCTGGTACTCTCAACAGCACCAACATTGAAGAAGCATATGACGATGTATTGCTCGACCTTAAACAAGGGACAGAGCGCCCCAAAGTCATCATTGCTGGTCGTAATCACTACCGCCTGTATCGTGCTGCTGTTCGTAGCAAGCTTACCATACCACTTACCAACACCAGCAGCGGCAAGCGCATGATGGACCTTGGCTTTGATGGTGTCAGTCACAATGGTGTGCCGATCATCTACGATGAAAGCTGTCCAGTTGATCGTGCATACTTCCTGAATGACACCTACCTCCGTCTACACATCCTCGGTGACAACAACATGAAGAATGTTGACTTGACAGCACCGTGGACAATCGACGGCTACGGCCAGCGTGTCATCACGCAATGTCAATTCTGCACGTGGAAGCAATACCGCACACACGCAGTCGTCAACGATTAACCACAACGCTATACACTGTATAGCATAGGAGCAAGCAATGGCTGAAACGCCCTCAACGGTGAGCTTCCAAGAGAAGCGCGCAGCATATAGCATGGACGAGCGTAAGAAGCCCGTTCCTGCATACACTATAGAGCCTATGAAGCGTAAGACTGTAGTCAATCGCACTGTGAAAGATGAGATAGGCTTCCGCATTGTGCCTACCGATGTAGAGGTTGAAGGCTACATGGTTCGCACTTTGCGTGGTGATAGCGTATTTCTGTCGCACGAAGATGTTGTGCGTTTGAAGCTCGACCGTAACCTTGTTCCCATGTTGATCGAAGGCGGTGACGATACACCAGTAGGAATGCAGCAGATGAATGCTGCATTGTCAGACAAACAAAAGACAGCGCTCGATGTTCTCACGCGGCTTGTTGAAAGCGACCCGTCGCTAGTAGAGAAGTTGCTTGCGAGCAAAGAGCCAGAGCAAGTAGAGGAATAGACACATGGCGGTACAAGTTGCTATCCCCGGTATGCGTCGCATCAACAACCGTGTAGAAGCGTGTTGCTACGCGGCTGATGTAGGCGTCGATGGGCTTACTACTGTTGACATTCCTGCACCTGTTGCAGCGCTTGCTACAGGTATCTTGAATGCACAGTCAATCGCTGCTGCTGGCACTTCGTCGCCAGTGGTCGGTTTCAGTCCTAGCGTGATGGGCCGATATGGCCGTAACGTGACAGTTGTAGCTAGCGGTGCTGCTACATCTAACGTCACTGTGTACGGCTTTGACTATCTCGGTCAAGCTATGAAGGAGAGCTTCACACTCACAGGTGCTACACCTGTTGTCGGCAAGAAGATGTTTGCCGACATTGTGAGTGTGGCATATGGCTTGACTGCAGGTACAACTATCAATGTCGGCTACGGCGCTGTGTTAGGAGTGCCTTATAAAGTACTTGGCACGACGATACTCAGTGAGTTGACAAGCGATGTAACGCCAACTGCAGGTGCGCTTGTAGCTGGTGTATCTCCACAGACACTTACTAGTGGTGATCCTCGTGGCACCTACACACCTAACCTAGCTCCCGATGGTGTGCGTAGCTACAGGTTCACCTGCGTAGTAGACCGCAACAATCTACATGGTGCGGCCCACGTGATTGCGTAGTTCTGAGGGTGCGGGCATGAGTGGTCTGTGTGGTTAGTCCACCACACAGGCCGCTCGTGTATACTTCGGGGAGCTTGCAATGATTACATTCGGTGACATTGTTACAAAGGTGTTGCAGCGCTTGGCGCTCGTGGAGGGCCTTGACGCGCAGATATACGCAGAACCACGCATACAGCTAGCAGTACAGCATAAGTTCGACATGATCTTTCGTGAGTACTGGCTACCTGACTACACTACGTACCAAGAGCCGCACACACTCGATGGCGTCACTGGCACCATTACAGATGCCCTAGATGACAAGCTAAAAGATTGGCGCGATCTACACAGTGTGTTTTGGGAAGGCTCGCACAAGCCGCTGCCAATAGCACCAATGAATGCGCGGGACATTGACATTAACTACCCTAGCATACGACCACTCGGTAACAACAAGACGAAGTGGTTTAGAGTACTACCAGCTAATACAGTTGGCAAGGTGTATGTGACATATCGCACCAAGCCTGACGACTTTGAAGAAGACAGCGATGAGATATTCATGGATACGCAGTTGTTGATGTTAGGCACATGTTGGGACGTACTTGAA